TACGGTGAAGCCATTAGTCGCCGTGTCCAAGAAGTTGAAAGATGAGCCCGCTGCTGAATCGATCACTTGTTGTTGGAACGAATGCGCAGCTGTCGTCTGATCTCTCCACCAAACCGAAACCGGAAGTCCGGCAGCGGTTCCAGTCCAAGCAGTAAGGTTGTTGAAAACAACTTTATCCGGCTGAAGATCATCAAAAGAAAATGTGTGGGCTGTACCTGCTGAAATAAACCGATAAAGTCTAGTGCAAGTTTCGCCGTAATGTAGATCTGACATTGTTATCCTCCTTAACCTTTAGTTGAAAGTAAAGTTACGATATGAGAATCGTCAAGGATAGCAGCGTTAAACCATGCTGTGAAGCCCATTGACTGAAATCTGTTCAAATAATCATTAAAGCCAAGTGGCTTCAGGATCATCTCAGTAGACACCTCATCAAGACCAACATATCCATAAGCGTTTGCGCCGACAAATGTGTTGTTATAGACTGGTGGATTGGTTGCGGACACTTTCACAAGTGTTGAAGTAACCCATCTTGCTTCATCAGTTGCGCCAAACTCAGCTTGCAACACAGGTTCTTGAGAACCGTATTGAGAAGTAGGTACAAATGAATCCAAGTTTCTGATATCTGGTTTTAAATTTACGTGCGCAGCGACCCAAAATCCGGCTTCAACCGGGCCTGTGCCAAAGCGTGAAGTTCCTTCGATGGTCGGAGTCATCTTCTCAGTGTCATTGTCATCAAGGTATTGAATAGCCCTGTTAACATCGATCTGAGTCAATTCTGTTATCAAATTTCCATTGGCTCCGTTTAGGCAAGAAATCTGTGGGACGGCAGCATCCCAAACATCTCTCGTTACCTTGTCGAGCATGGTGTGCATGCACTGTGATAAATTATCAGCAGTTTCAGAGGCTGTATCATCTTCAACGACGAGCAATACTTTGCGACCGAGCAACACGACTTTTCCGAATTCTTGGATCGTCACGTTGATATCGAACTTTTGTACGACTTCAGGTGCTGGGTCTGCATCTTGTGATAATACAACAGGATCAGAATTCAAGTTCTCTTGACGTCTGAAGGCCATTGTATCCGTATTCTTTTGAGGTAAAACAAACGCTCTACCAAAAAGATTGTGTACACAACGAGGCTTCGATCTCTGAAGCAAAGCACGGTGTGCCCAGCGATCAGACATCGAGCCATAGCTTGATGTAGTAGTTACTGACATAATTGTTCCTTATGCCTATCTACGTCGCTTTTTAGTCTCCCTCCAAGCGCGATACTCAGTGTCAGTCATACTCATGACATCAACAGCCTCATTCAATGCAGCAGATTTAGGAACTCCCCCGGGTGAATTCGGGGCCTCTTTTTTAGGTGGCTTTGGAGCTTCTCTAAGATTCTGTTGTTGCTTCGGTGTTAACTTCTCCATAAGTTCAAATGCCTCTTCATATCTGTTTGCTGCGGAGGCTATCGCGCCTCGTAAATTAGGTCTTTGTTTCAAAAATTGAGGTAAGAATTGCTCTATCTTTTCAAATTTCTCAGGATTCTTTCTAATCCAGTCGCGTTCTTCTACAACTCGAACCGCTTCTTCCTGAGATTTAATTAAATCTTCCTTAGTAGCAGATTCATAACGTGAATTATCCTCTTTGGGTGGCTGAGTGGCCGTTTGCTGTGTTAACAGCCTTTGGCGTTCCTGCTTTTCCCATTGAAGCTCTAATTCTAGTTCTCTCTTTTTCTCCCTTGCTTTCTGCAAAGCAGAAAGAGGAACCATTGTTTTATCAGTACTTTCATACTGATCGTTACCCTCTTGAACACTGGAGTCAGCTTCCGCTTGTTCCATCATTTGCTCAATTGGTTCTGCTTGAGGCTCTACGGCTTCCTCATCCATTATTATCTCCGTCATTTATAGCTTAGAAACACATCTAAGATGGCATTGCACCCTTTGCTTGCAGGTAGGCGACACCTGTTTTATTAAACTCTATTTTTAATTTGCCGTTTGTTCCACGTGTAACCATCCAAAGTAATTCGCAGATTCCTTTTTTATTACTTACCCAAAAAACCATCTGGTTAGAGACGAAAGGAGGTAGACGATCTGTAATTACGGGACGAGAGATTTTAAAAACTCCCGGATCAAATTTATCGAACTTCGCATGCAAGGTAAGATAATAGTTGTACATGAGATGCTGGTGCGAGAGCACAGCACTATCAACGATATCATCTATTGTTTTCTTGAGAGCGACTTTCTCATCCACGAATTGACGTGGAAGGATTAAACCGCTACCTGGATCTTGCAAACATGCTGCGTTCATTTACATACCATTCATCCCGCGAAGGGAATCTTGTTGTTTTTGTGCTTTCTGCAAAAGACGATTAGCCTTTTGTTGGTCAGAGTTCGCAGGTGTACCCAAATTCGGGCCACATTCCGGCTTAACTCTGCTTGCTGCGGACATTGGATTATCGCGGTAACTGCACATTCCTTTTCCAGATTGAAGCAGTCCTCCCTTTCCTTTGCTCATACTTGCTTTTACCATTTTTCACCTCTTTTGGTTTTATGGTGGATTTTGAAATTACATTTCTGCTATGCTATTTGCATGGAAAGAATATGTAAATTTTGTAAAAAACCCTTTCTCATTACGCGTGATAAAAGATTGAATGCGTTTTATTGTAAAAGGGCTTGTTATAATCTTGATCATCATACTGAATCTACATGCCTGGTTTGTAAAAAACTTTTTATACATCATTCTACAAAAAAAAGACAATATTGTAGTGTTTCCTGTGCTAATCGAGGAAGGAGTGGTGTAAGAGAAAAAATATGCAAAAAATGCGGAAAAATTTTTGATCTTCATTGTATTAATCGAATGAATAAATTTTGTTCTCAGATATGTTATTTTGAATCTGGTCAAATGAGTGAACAAAAGATTGGAAAAAATAATTGGAATTTTATCGATGGAAAACATTCTTACAGGAATATTGCCTTTAGAAATCTTCCTAAACTTTGTGCATTCTGTCAATCCACTGAAAACTTGGAGGTCCATCATATTGATCATGATCGAAATAATGCGGATCTTTCCAATCTCATAATTCTTTGTAGGAATTGTCATTGCGATTACCATGAGAATAGACTTTCTTTAGATTGATATTCCATTACCCACCTTGCATTACGTCATTCATCATTTGGCCTTGCATCTGGTCAACTTGAGCATTTTCTTGCTGTTGCATGTTCTCAGATGTTCCCTGCGTTTCCGCATTAATCGCATCGGCTTGTGCGCCTACCTGCGTTTTCTGAGCCTCACGGCCCTGTGCTTCTTGTTGCTCAAGCTGGTTGACGAACTGCAAGACTTTGATGATACGATCATCTTTCATCGATGCGATCTCTGTGATCGTTTTCGCCCTGTCAAGTGCAGCCTGTGCGATGTTTTGTTGTGCTTCGGATTCTCTTTCGTCTTTGAGGGCAAGATTGCTGATAACGCGGGATCTGCGTTCTTGAGCCAATCCAAGTTTTTCTTCTTTCGTTGCTGCGAGAACTTCGATCTCCATCTTCTCTTTCTCTTGCGCTTGCGCATTTGCAGCAGCCAACATTTCATCTTGTTTTTGAATTGCTTCCTCAAGATCGCTTAGTCCGGCCATCGAAAGAGCACGCACAATTTCTGCTTGAGGAACATCAACGATACCATCACGTTTAAGATTAACTAGTTCATAGTAGTACGCATCTTTTTGGGATTTAGAACGGACACCTTCTTTAATTACAGCGTCGTATTGCTCGAATTCTTTTTCATAAAACTGCTCGGTCGGTTTCTCTGCAAGAATCCTTTCAACTTTACCCGGTGGATAGTGAGTCTGAATACACGTTAGGATTAAGCCACCAATGATTTGTTGAGCTGTTTCAACGTTATCAAAAATCTTTCTATTACCACGAAGACCTTGAGCGATACGAACTTGAGCCAATCGACCGGAAACTTGAGTGTTTCCTTTCTCATCGATACCCATTGAGCTTTCATTGACGTTTGAAAGTGTGAGTGTGAGATCATCAAGAACTTTTTGATATTCAATAAGAGCAGGATTACAGCCACCGCCTGACAATTGTTGAACTGAATCCAATCCCTGAGGAGCGTTTTCAGGATCAACACCGATCAATTTGTTTTGACCTGATTGCTGCATATCTTGAGGATCAGGAACAGAGCCGATCAGATATTTAAACCCTGTAGATATATCAGAATCCATCATATCAATGATTTTCATATGACGTTTATTGAATTGACGTTGCGCCGACCAGTTACATCCCGCTATGCCTTGGATACGCTGTGAAGGCATCCAAATAGACGGCTCCATGTAACAAATGAGAGGAGCAAAGGGATATGTCTGTACAATGCCTGTCTTATCTTCACCGCAATAAACCCGGCGACCATTGAGCATGATGTTAAGCTCAACAAAGCTTCGATCAACTGTATGAATTTCAATTTCTGGGATCTCATCAGGATCAATTTGTAATTCATCGGCGTTCTCACGCATCTTATTGAATCGATGTATTCCAAATTTCAATTTGTCTTTTTCTTCTTTCGATAACTCGGTAATGTCGCGGTAAAAGGCAGACTTCATATCGACAAGGAATGTTCTTTTCTTGGTGATTCGTTTATAATATTGATCGTACGCTATTAGGTTTCGTTTTCTTGAGAATGTTGTAAATTCTGGCATGTATTGACGAAACTTATCATCTCGATAGCCAACGGTTAATTCATCAATGAATTTTGAATCAATGAAAGGAGCGAGTTGTTTCGCGTATTCCTTGTCGATTAAATCTCGAGTAATAGCAAACGAACAATCTCGTAAAGAAATTTCTGTAAAGGTTGGATCAAGATAAAAAGAATTGTATGTCCTTTTGAAGAAGGAAATATCTCCATTGATGAAATCCTTAGTATAATCCATTTGAATTCCGCAAAGGGACATTCCGGATTTAAAAGATTCATCGCAGGCATCCAAGAAAGTTGGAAATCCGCAGCCCTTATCCCAAATGTAATAACCTAATTTTGTAAACTGATCGGCAGTCTTTTGATCGGATCCTTCAACCGGCCCGTAAATTGTTTCGTTGATATTGTCACGCAAATACCCTGAAAAGAACTGCAAAGGTCGTCTGATGATGTTTAACTCTAACGGCTCCCTACCTTCTTTGATCAGAGCTTTTCGCTCGTCATCGCTCCAAGTATATCCTGAAGCAGCAAGAGTATAAACCTGCGCGTCTTTATGGTACGGAGCCCAATAATCATGAGCATAGCGATAATTTTCTAAATATTCATCGCGGATTTCGTAATCTGTTAGCATGGGCTCACTAGTGTATTAAATTTTTAACAATACACTCTCTGAATACAATTTAATTTTTTTATTGTCTAATAGATTCGACGATAGCGGGCTTCAGTAACCTTTTTGTGTTTGTCAAGCGCGCCTTTTAATCCGCTGACAGTTTCGAGATGTCCGACAGCCTGAGCCATGTATTGATGGCAGTCAGCAAAGTGATTTGCTTCAAGTTTTTCTTGAGGTTCTTCGAGATAACGCCCGGCATATTCGCACCATTTCTTGCGATACTTACACAGCTTATCAAGATAAGGTTTAACTTTGTTGGCATTGAAAACGCATCGATCAAGAATTATCTTTGCATGAGAGATCGAAAGTTGTTTATCCATCCTTTTAAGGACGTGAAAATTTGTAGCAGTCCCAGAAAACAAACGCCTAAAATCACGCTCATAAGTATTAGTGGTATCAAGACGATCACGCTGAGTAGAGTCATGAGGGAGAAAAATAGTATTAAGAAGATATTTTTTGTCTTGAAGGAGAAACTTAGCATAGAAATCGACGCCCTTATTATGGTCTTGGTAATAATCAATTATGCGAACTTCTCCATGTGCCAACTGAAAGAAAACCATCACGGTAAGATCGTTTACCCCTATATCCATCGCCACATAAACAGGCAATAAAGCGTCGTAAAGAGAAGTGTAAAGACAACGGTTTTCTTCGTACGCTTTGGTAATTCCTTCGGAGAAATAGAAAGCATCGCTCGAAGATAAAAAGGCCTCTGATATGGTTGAGGGAAATTCTTGACGGATTTTATCACCGAGAATCTTCGTTTGAACAGTATACCATTTTCTTTGAGGCTCTGAGATCGTACGCCCGGTTTCTTTTTCAATTCGAGCGAAGTAATCCGCTAAATGAACGTCGTATTTGATATCAGTTTCATCAAGAACATACGAAGGCTCATCCATCCACGGATAGAAAAAGAGATGATATTCTAAAGATGAAATCTCTTGATTACCGCGCCTAGCTGCTTCCATCACCATTTCGGCAAAGAATCCTTCGTTGCCTTCCCCGGTGCTTTCAATAATGACTTTTCCATCTCTTGGCACTGCTTGTAAAGTTCCTGTGATGACTTCTTCAGCTTTCTGAGGGTTGCGCGCACAAGTTTTACCGAACTCGGAGACAAGGACGAGCGGGTATGACCCACCGCGTAAAGTCGTATCCACACGCAAAGAGCTTCCGTTGTTAAAGCTGATCTCTCGAGCGGATCTTTGCACGATTCCGGCGAAAGCTTTAATCTCCGAAGGGAGTGTATCGAGCGCGTGTCCGATGATTCTTTTAAAGATGTGTTGTGCATGTTCGAGAGAATACGAGACAATTCCGGCAGCAAGGTTTTCATTGAATAACACCGAGTCTAAAAGGTAAATAACTGCGAACGTTGACATGCCTAATTGGCGAGCTTTCAAGATAAGATTACGGTTGTGGATGTCTTTCAAAACATCTTCTTGAACGTCATTTAAACGGAAAGGAATAGAGTTGGACTCTCTATCAATGATTCGATATAGATTGTTGAGTCTCCAGATTTGGCAATTGATACTCATCAATCTTTCTGCGTGATTGCGCCTTGTGCAGCCATGCGAGCCAAGGTGACGAGGTTCATGCTCTCTTGCTCAACGATTCCTTTCTTGCGCTTGGCGTCTTCGTCTGCAATTTCTGTTTCATGTCTATGAAGGAAAGGATCGTAACCCCTTTGATAACGTTGCCATGATCCATAATTGAGCTGATCAGCGTTAAGATGTCTTTCGCGTCTTTCAGCAAGTTTCATGCGTACAATTGTATAGAGATCGGCAAATTCTTGACATTCTTGCTCTAACCTCCAAATGAGGCCGGGAAGATAACCTCGATCGGCACAAAACCCAGCGAAGTTTATTGATTCTTCGTCTTGAGCCCATTCTTTCATTTCTTCCATGATAACTTTAGGGTCATAAACGCGAGGCCTTCCGACCTTGCGTTTAGCTTGTAATTCAGCTTTCGTTTCGCTCATAATGACAAATCAAAATTAAAAGGATTAATATAAGAGTCTCTAGATGCCTTATATTAAAACAATTTTTATCCGTCAATGATATGGGTGTAAAGCAGCTTTACATTGGAGGTAATTCACTTCTCAAAATCATCTGACAAGTACCTTGGAACGTTCATATTAGGAATTATGATATCAAAGCCAAGCTTCTTACAAATTATTAATTGTTCTCTTGTTAGGGTCTTTTTTCCTGTAAACTGAGTGAATAATAGTGCGATATCGTTTGATGGCTGAAATCTATCTTTTCCCCAAATTGTTTTATATTTAACTTTTATTTTCATTAAGATTTTCCTTTTACATATATCACTTGTATATATAACATATACGCGTTATATATGTAAAGAACTGAGGACTTATGATTCAATTGACCTTCTTTCCTGAAGATGAAGTTCACGAACTCAGGAAAGAGCTTGTTAAAGTTAAGACAAGCAATGAGAAAGTAAGACGAGCCATGTTTGCGAGACATGGCGAGCTTGCTAAAATGTATACGGATTTACTTGACAGATTAGAAATAATTGAAAGGAATATATGCAAGCCGAAAGTGACAACATTAGATTTCTCGTCCGACGAGAGGAGCTTGAGTTTATTCTAAGATTCTCCGAAAGAGCTCTCTATTTATCCAATATGAATGTCGGCATCAATCCTCTGAAAGATGAGGATGAAACCAAGGTAAAAGATTTAATTAAACGTATTAAAACAGCATTAGGAAAGGCACTCGATGATTAACCAAGAACAATTTGAATTACATCAACACATAGTCGATTGGTTAATGGAGGGTGGTATCACCATGCGCGAGGCTTTATGTGTTGTGAATTTTGCTGATGAAATGAATCAATCAATTCCTTCCTCTTATGTTAATCTTGCCCCTGAATATATAGTTGCATCAGGAACGTTGATTGATGGTGAAGAAAAGAAAAACCCTTGAAGATGAAATCAATGAATTCCTTTCAGTATGGGGACTTGAGCAGCTTCAACAGTTCATTGATGATGTTTTCCCTTTGTTCGATCTTTACAACGTTGAAGAAAATAATGACTGGGTAAAAGATCAAGTTGGAGCCGAAAATACAACAAACGTACGATTAATTCGTACAGTTTACTTGATATCAAAGATCGCTGAGCATCACGCATCTGCACTATGCAAGATTAAGATGGATC